AACATTCCAGACACCCTGCCATTGCAGTCCCGCTAAAATACCGTCAGGTATTGCAGACGCAACTAACTTGCCATTTGCGTCAACTTGCGCAGATGATGCAATAGCTGCGTAAAGCTCTTGCGTCATGCGGTTTATTTTTCCTCTTTCTGCCGCCCAATTTGACGGCGCGGTTATAATTTCTCTTGCCATGTTCGTCTCCTATATTTCTCTGACGCGCAGCCAGCAGCGGCCCGCCGTCAATGTTACACCGTTTGTCGGTATGGTTTTTGCTACCAGCCTTACTGCGCGGTTGCGACCGACCACGGGCGGAACAATCGCTATTGCCGTAGGGTTGTGAGCAATGTTACTGCCACCGTTTACTGCGACAATCTGCATTTCCGACCCCAGCGGCTGGCCTTGCTCCTCAAACTGCAGCACAAGCATTCCAAGGCCTGCAAACGTGCAAGCAACCCCCGCCATGAGTTCATACGTGCGGCCTTCTTTGAGGTTTATTTCTGCACCGCTTGTTGATACATATGCTGTACCGTTAAACGTAAAATTACCGACCGTGATAGATAGGTAATCGCCTACCTGCGCGTCAACTCGATCAAAATTTACGGACTGAAAAGTTCCGGTTGTCATTGTCTGGGCAACGGTGGCAACCGCGCACAGGTACTCTTTTACGGCCACGGGGGCGGTGTCTACCCACGCGGCGCCATCGTAAAACCACAGTGTGTCAGTGTCGTCTTGTAAAACATAATCCCCGCTCGCAGGCGATGTAACCGCCGCGTTCCGGGCGGCTGCGTTAGCAAAAAGACCCTTGAATTTATCAGTGATGCCCGCCAGCTTGGCTTTTTCAGCAGTCGTAAACGCCGCTGTGGTAGCGTCGAGTACCGCTTTGTTGCTGTGCTGATGCAGAGCCGCGAAAAGCTCTCGCATCATCCTGTTTACTTTACCGCGTTCCGCCCGCCAGTTAGAGGGGGAGGATAAATCTTCGATTGCCATGTTAATCCTCCAATATGGTGTCGTCTAAAAGCTGGGTATCATCCAAAAGTAGGGCGGTGGAGCCGGGGTTGGAAAGTCCACCCATTTTCAATGTTTCCATTCTAATGACGTGCATTGCCGGTTCTGAAGCGGACCCCGTGCCAATTGAGCCCGCGCCCGAAGTGGTCTCGATATCGAAAGCCGTGGCCAAACCCGTGGCCGCGTCAACAAGGAATAGCTCTTGGTTGCCGACGTTGTTGGTGACCACACCAGCATCGCTAACCGTCGTCGTCTTTCCGCTGGAAGGTGCGTTAGGGGATAGAATGAAGTCCCCTGTGGCCCACCCTGCTGGAAGGTATCCGGAGGACACGCCATTGATGGCCTGGGTAAAGCCTCCGGTCACTATGTAACTTGACCAACCCAGCGGGGGGTTAACAAGCACATCCGTGGTTCCGGTGCCCGTACCCCCGGTAAGTTCCAGTTCGCGTATGCCTGGACGCGGTACGCTGCCGCCATCAGTGAGTGATGGTACGGTGATACTTGTGTCACTCGCAGAAGTTAGCGCCACGCCGCCCAAAGTTCCCGCATTGACCGCAGCTGGGAACCCAACTACCGTAACGTCCGTTGTCCCCCCTATGCGTACGGTTCCGACGCTTGTTATCTGGCCGATTACAGCCACACTTTCTTCATCAATGGTAAGCGTGTGTGAGTACATGCGCCCATCCGCACCGCGACGAATCCAAAGCGTTGTGGTGTAGGGCAGGGACGGCACAGGGTTTGTAGCGTGATCCGTGCCGTTAATCTCGACCTTGCCGTCTTGGTAGATTTTAAGGCCAAACGCCGGGTTGAAGTAGACCCTGTCAGCAGTGGTAAGCGGGTTCCCGCCATCGACAAAAGCTTGCCCCAAGTATTTACTATCGCCAAGCACCAGCCCCGCAAAATTAGCCGGGGCGTTGCTTCCGTCGCGCAGCTCCTGCAATCCGCTGGGCACGCTAATTGCGCGCGTGATGCTTGCAGCATTTCCGCCTTGCTCAAATGTTCCGGACACCGCTGCGGCGGGCAATAAAGGACAGAGACCTCCGTCCACAAAACTACTCATGGTGCCCGAAAAATTAGGACCAGACGGCAATATTTCGACAGTTAATCCGCCGAAATTGCCTTCCATTATAAAATCACTAAACCCTGTTTGCGTGCCGGTCACCGCAGCGCCAGGCACCAATGGGTCTGTTAGGGTGTCGATTGAAAATGCGGACTCATACTGCGATGTCATGCTGCGTATGCGACCGCCACGGCTCAGTGTAGCCGCGTAAATCGGGGTGTATGTTGTATCGCTAAAATTGGTGCCGATTTGTGTGGAGCCGTTCCATAAGCTAATGGTCCCGCCTGTTGCCCAGCGGATCTCACGGACTTGATTGTCGGCGTGAGTCTGCGTTACAGAGCCGCCAACTTGTGTGCCGAGTTGACTGGCAACTATTCTGAACAGACGTGTATTGCCAGTCCCACTGCTCGTCAATGCAACATAGCCATTATTTGACGCATCTAAAAGCGCCGGGCCGCATGAGTTTGCGTTGTCAACTCCGAGCGTCACAAATGCTGATCTAGTTGCGCCTGACAAAACCGTGTCATCGCGCCACAAGCTGTTACTCGACGATGAGACACCGGCAAAATAATTGACGCCCGATAGATTTACTATGTTGACGTTTGCCGACCCCGCCGTCTGAGTGTAACCGATTGGGGGAGATGCTGGAGATGCTGCGGCAAGGGTGTTGTAATTTAGCGTTTTTGCTATTAGCGGCATTTTTTAAACCCTCACTATATGACCGTAAAGGCCAACATCTGCAGCGGCCAACAGCCGCCCGTTAGCATCTACAAGCCCTGATGTTGCGGCGCGCAAATTTGTAACTGTTGCGCCATTCCCGTCTGGGTCAGACACGCCAGCAGCGGCATTAACAAAAACGTTGCGATCAAAATAGGTCATGTTGATGCCGTTGTAGTTTCGCACAGTTACTGCGCCTATTGCGGTACAGTGATCAATCCACGTCTCCCTGCTATCCGCTGCTGCTGATGAGTTTGTCGTGATTGCGGTGCCGTTGGCTGGGCATTTAACATAACAAAAACGGGCATGCCCGCTGGGCGGCGAGTATTCCGCGTTGTTCATTATGTGCAGGATGCCGAAAACAGTGCCTGCAACAGTAGCGGTATTGTCGTAAGCCAAATGCCTCAAATCAACTTTTGAGCCTGCTTTAGAGTGCCAAACGGCTTCGTGTAGAGTTGATTTGTTTGTGGTCCATGTTTGACGCTCCGCCACACCCAAAACCTCATACCAAACAAAACCTGATACATAATCGCAGTTTACGTATTCGATTTCGCTAAATAAAAAATAAGGTCGTTTAGTCCCGTTAGCACGATCAACGAACCAAGCCGCTTCGTTTACCGTCTGGTCTGTTATGCCGTAAAGGTCAACAAATTTGCAACGCCAAACCGCCTGCCTGGAATAGTACGTTTGATCTGTGCGAAATACAGCAACATTGCCCCAGCCGGTGAACGTCAGACCTTTTACAAAGGTGTCGTTAGTTTTTAGCCGAAATTGTGCACCAACTGTTGAGTTGGTTATATTAGGGATTTCGTTTCTGTAATTAACAACAGCCAAGGCTTTATCGGCATTAATTACAAAATCCCCAGTCCACGAATAATCACCCCCTCGCAAAAACAAAATTTTGTTTTTTGCTGGAGATATGGTATCACCGGCCTGATGTGCGTTTATCAGTGACATGCAGTTATTCGCATCACTACCGCTACCATTTCCGGTCGCAGCAGGTGCCGCAAAAAATCCATTATTGCCGACGCTAATGTTTATGGAGGTAGAGCTAAAAACCCCTGTTGCGTCCCAAATTCCGACACGTATAGAGTGAGTGCCTGCGACCAGCGACGGATTGGAAAGTGTTCCGTAATTCGGATTCAAAACTAAATCACCGTTTGCATCGGCTGTTAAAAATTCGCCAATGGTCCATCCAGTTTGATTTGATGACAAGATTCGGTAGCTGTATGGATAAGCCCCAAACATCGGGCGAACGGGAATGTCCATCGGCTCTCCGGTTTGCCAAATGCGATGATAGGCATATGGTGATGTTTCAGAGTCTGGGCGCGGGTAACACATTTCCATGGCATATCGCGCAGGACTGTAGCGGCCAGCACTTAAAAGATATGCCGCGTTTGGCTCCGCGTAATCACTTGCGAGAACATTATCGCTCTGGCGTTTGGGCAGGCCTAAAGATATCGTTTGCGGGTTTTGTATGCCCATTATTAACCCCCAATCACAGCTAATGCTCGGGCGAGCCTGGCTTCGCGGTCTTTCATGCCATTGGGCATTTTTTCGGAATGCTCACTGCCCAGATTGATAATGCGCGACTGCCCCAAAAACGTTTTAGCTTGCCCGCACCTGTTTTTAATCCAAAACCACACGGCAACGCGCGCGGCGCACTCCATGCCCGTGATCATATCTGGGTGATCGACACATTTAATTCCGAGATCATTTTGCGCAGCAATGTAGTTGTTTTTCCCGGTGAGCTGGATAATTCCGCGACCGCGATATTTAAAACCGTCGCCAGTTTCGGGGGCGCCGTTACCCATTCGGTTGCAATAAACGTGATTTCCGACTAGCTCAGGATTGCGCTCGATTTTTTTTGCAAGTTCATTGGGTGAGCCATCTGCAAGAGCAAATCTTTTGGGCCAGTTTTTTGCCAGTGCGATAGCGCTATAATTGAGATTTTCGGACAGCCTACGAAAACCACCGGATTCATGCGCGCACTGAGCGCAAAATTCGGCGATCTCTTTTAATTCCGTGATCCCGTTTTGCGGTAGGAATTTTGATAACGGCAAATAAACCGCTTCAGCCCCGGCGATTGATTCGGACGGATCTAAAACCGCGTAGAGTATTTTTTTAAGCATCGCTGTCATTCCTGAGGCCCCTTAATTTTTTGCCACGTATTACCCAAAATGTACGCGCCGACAGTGCCTAAAACGATATCGCGGTATGTTGTCGGGTCAATGTACTCGCCCATTAGCAATGCTGAGCAAACCCACAAGCTGGCAAACGATAGTAAAAATCTGCGCCCGCCAAAGTCTTCAATTTTTTCGCGCACGGAATTTACCCCATAGCCACCCTAAAAATTTAAAAGCACCGCACAGATTTAGAATCTGCAAAATAATCCAAACGCAACCAATCATGGTTATGATGTTGCCAGCCGATTGAGGCTCACTGAATATATCAGACAGAGGAATTTCAGATAGCGGCTTAAATTGGGGAGGGTTGATTTTATCGGATACCTGGCCAGCAACAGCAACAGACGATGCAATAATCAAATTGCTAATCTTGTTGTTTATTGCCTGCGCTACGGCGTCTAATGCGCTTATTGCGTGCTCTGTCATGTAATCGCACCACCACAATTTTTATGCAGTACGCTGTAACTAGCACTCCGTATGCTATTGGCGCAAGGTGCACTAAATCTGCAATGGTCAATGGCAGCCTCCAAGCGTAGGCTAGTTGTGATTATTAACAGCTCTAGTATAAATGCACTGGTCATAATTTGCCCGTGTAAATCGGCCGGAATGGCCGTAAAAATGCAAAATGTCACATTAAACAACATGGAGGCAAGCTCGACAATAATTACAGCTATAATCCAGTCCTGCTTTACCAAAATATTACATGCTATTACAAACAAAAGTTGAAGCGTAAAAACTGTAAACGCACTAGAAGAAAAAAGCACCCACGGCCAACAGTAGACAGATAGTGCAATAGCGAATATGTAAAACTGCACGGGTATTTTCTTCACTTACTTGCTCCACAAAAATTGTCTGCTTTGCTAATGATAATCTTGGATCTATCTTGGGTGGCATAAATTACCCCTTGGTTAAATTAGCGATATACTCATGTATGATGTTCCCGTTCTCAGCTCCGGACTAGTTCCGGTGATTTGACTCACAAACTCTACTGTGTCGCCCGCCGCAAGCAGCAGATCAATTGCACCTATTGCGGTAAAAAATGAAGCTGAAATTGCTGAAACCGGCATTAACATTCTTTCCGATCCATTGTGCTCAACTGCTACATATCCGGCCAAAGTTGTCCCAGAAAACGACCCGCTCAGCATAATTCTGTATATGCCAGCAACTTTGGCAGTATAAACACCTGTTGTGGTGTTGTATAAACTACGCTTGTCTTTGATTGCGTTGTTAAATATCAGAGTAGTTCCGGCGGTAACAGCCTGCGAACTGGTTGCACGGTTAAGCATTGAGTATTCAGCAGCAGGGTCGTTTGATGCCCAGCTACCGAGAGGCGTCCAGTTGCCTAAAATTCTCAGCATCTCTGGATTTGTACCTAAAATCTGTGCATCAGTACCCGGTAAATTGTTGTTAATAATCGCATTTGTGCCTGTCGCCCCATCATTGTAAACGGCACAATCTAATTTTCCATTTTGGAATGTTACATTTTTTGAGTTTTCAAACCACACTGGAGCAGTAGTTCCGCCGTTTCCATAGGCGTGGCAAGCATCAAACGTATGTCCGTTTGTCACCGAAACAGTTTTTATATTCCACGATGCGTTATGATTTATGTTTACGCCACTACAAATTCCATGTGCGTGATTTGATCCGCCAATAATTGTTATGCCGCGAAGATTATCAACAATATTGCCGCCAATCAGGGTAGTATTGCCGCCGCCGATAATCGCACCGTCAAGGCACCCTGCCGCGTTAAAATTATTAAACACATTAAATTCAGCGGTGCTTGCGGCTGCCACGCTTAAACCTGTGCGGCATTCATACGCCGCACAGTCTGACCACTGCCCTTGGTCACCTCTTGGCGCAGTGCCTAGCACCCCAGCAACAACATCAAACGCCGTGCTTCGTGTATTTTGCGCAGTAACATTTTCAACCCTGTATCGCGCACCCCCCTCCACATAGATGAATTTTTCATCGCCAACATCGCCAGAGGTTGACAAAGAACCCTTGTATGTGCACGATCCTAAAATACCCCAGCCTGTTTTATCGCCGACAGTAAAAAGAGGGTTAAAATTAACTCCGTTTGTTTCGATTATTGCACCGTCAAAAATGACTATAGACTCGTTATCTAGCGCAACCGATCCATTGCCCTGTGTGTAAGTACCCGTCGGCACATATGCACAATTGTAGTTATCAATGCATTTTTGTATTAAATCCTCAATATCACCAGCACCGTAAAAGTTAATGTCAGGCGCCCCATCGAATACGCGCTCCAAATATACGCCAGAGACCCCCGTTGAAAATATCGTACCATTGTCTGGCGTCGGCGATCCTGGTTTTGCAATAAGCTCACCACCACCTGCGCCCGCGCCTGCGTGATACTCTTTGAGGTAGTAAACCTGCCCAGCAACAGGCGTAAACGTTGCTAGGGCGGCTACGTTTTCGATAACAAATAATGCATCATCTGAAAATTCATTAATCAGATTTTCTAGATTGCTTATTTCATCAATTATCTCTCCAGATTTTGGAGAGTAATAAACTTGCTGATTGTTTCTATCCAGCACGGCGCAAGAAAAAGACTGGTTAATTTTTATCGTTACTGGGGAGCCAAGGTATGTGGGAACGCCCCCGGCAGTTAAATTAATCGGCTGCGGTATAGCAAGGTCGGTGTCATTTTGGCGGGCGATGTAGACCTGAATTCTATCAGCAGGATCAAAAGCCGGGGCACCATCAACAACGCCTATATAAAGCTTGCCCAGCCCAATTGTCGCGAAACGATCAGGATTGGCTATGTACTGAATGGGGAAGTCTAATGTGTAGCTCACTTTTTATCCTCTTTAGGTGCGCGCAAGGCTTCTTCAACTTTCGCTTTGATTTTACGATCTTTCAGTCTTTTTGATGCAATCCGAAGCCCGCTAGCTATCGGCAACGGCACGCCAGATGTGCCGCTAATACCAATATCGAGAGCCGCAAGTAAAACGCTGGCCGTGTTACTGTGGTTGATCGTGCCGGGCGGAGCTGTAAATAAGTCTTTTGATATTTCGTTAAGCGCCCTAAGCTGTTCCGCTCCCTGCTTTCCATAAATAAAATCCAGCTTTCCGTCTGCATCAAGGCGTGTGATTGCCCGATTAAGTGCAGCTGGCGAAATCATTTCATTACCTGATGAGTCGCGAGCAACATTTTTTGTTGCTTCATCGCGAATGTATCGCAATCCAGCTCCTTGTACTTCACGCCATGCTTGCTGCCCATCCTCGCCAGCAGTCTGTAGCGTCTTGCGCATAGTGCGCGCATCATCAAGGCTCCCACGGAATACTATTCTATCAAATACATCTTCGAGTGCCACTTTCCTGTCTGAACTTCCACGCTTGTTTTCAAGAATATCCGCAACGATTGCGCGATCTTCATATTGGCGGGCATACTTCTCGCGCAGTCGGCGAGCAGCGCGATAGGCGTCACCCCCGGCGTTTTCGGTTGTTGCATCTATTGCTGATTTTAATTGCGCAGAATAAGCAAGGTTAGGGCCGTCATATCCTGTATTTTTGTTTATGAATTGGCGCAATTGCTCTGCATCACCAAGCGTCATGTCACGCGGCATAAGCTTCCCGTCATCGCCCTCAATGGCACCGCCAAGCCGTATCACTTCACGCCTTGCCGCCGCAAGCACCGGCGCGGTTGATTCCGCCGATACAGAATTATTTATAACGTCAACAATGCTATTAGTCTGAATAGGCTCGCGGGTTTCCCCGGACTCTTCAGCAGCTTTGTAAGCGTCGCGGATGCGCTGCTTGTCTGCTCTTGCCTTGCCCTGAATCGCCTTATCAATTGATATGCCAACAGAGCGCAAATCAGCGCCTTGCGCGCCGGTTTGGTCAAGCCACTCATCAATGGACATTTTAATAGCCTGATGCTGTTGTGATGCACGCTCACGAAGAGGTGCGCCAAGCTCACCCTTCATGGTCTCTCCCTCAAAGCGCAACTGATTTACATCACGAGTTGCCTGACCTTTGGTTAGCTGCGGATCTACTGGCAATTGCGCTGCCATTTCACGGCGACGAACCTCTGCCGGGACCTCTGCGGCGCCCATGCTTTTCTGTTGCGGTAATTCTGGGGCGACTCTTGAGATAGCTTGCTGATAAGCATCAGCGCCAATTGATCTGGCAGCAGGCGCGCCCATTCTTGCCGCATTTCCCGCGATATTCATTTGGGCGGCAAGCCCAGCAGCACCCGCTAAAGGAGCCGTAGCCTCGCCAATATTTTGCACGTACTCTTGGCCAAGCTCAGTACGAGGCACATAGGTAGCAGACGCCGAAACATCAGCGGCACGCTGCTCAATTCTGTTTGCTGCCTCTGGTGTGCCGAACTGGCCAGATAGCAATTCACGTCCGCCCTGCTGCAAAGTGCCAGCTATCATCCCGAGGGCGCCAGTTGTTGCACCAGTTCCCATTGCTAGCGCCGCCTCGCCTCCTGCGATGGCACGATCAGCAATAGAAGGCTGTGGCTTTGGTTGATTCTGTGCATAGCCTTGAGCTACAAATGCGTCCTGTTCAGGGCCTGGAACATCGGTGTTCAATGGCTTTGCAGGCATGCCGAAATCCGCCTCAGTAGCGATACCCGAAGCAATGGCCTTTTGCATAATTTGCTGCTTGGTTGTGCCCTCTGGCACACCCTTTATTACTCGGCCATTCGGCAGGGTTACATTCATGGCAAATCATTCCAATTAATTGTTTCTGCGTCTTGATTAATACCAGTAGTATTTGCTCCTTGGTTAGATACGCTCTGGTTTGTCGGCTTGGCTGATGCTGCCTGACTGTCCTTCCATGCTTTTATCAGGCTTGTCCCTTTGCTATCTCGAAGGCTGCCATGCCGAGAAATGAAATCTGCCTTAAATTCAGAAAATTCAGCGCGCTTTTTGTTTAAATTTGATATGGCACGCAGCCAATCGGAAACATACTTTGGATCCGCCTTTTCAGTTGGAAATGGAGCGCGGGCAAGCTCAATATCTCGATCAGTTGCAACACCGGGAGGGAGGTTTTTAATTGCCTCACTATTAACAACTTGCAAAACCTGCTTGCGAAGATCGGTAATTTCGTTTTGATTGCCGGTTTGTTCTTTGATGAACTCCCCCCATTTCGACACCAGACCGCCACCCATAGCCGACTTAGAAATCTGATCAGCAAGAGTTTCGTATCTTGATGCGTCAGCAGATGCCTTAGCAGATTCAGTGCTGGCAAGGTCAAGCTGTTTTTCTGCATACGGGGACAGGGAAACGCCTTCTTTGCTCGCGAACCCAGCGGCGCGCCCAAAGCTTTCAGCAGCGGCAGGGTCTTCTTTCAGTAGCCGCTGATAGGTGTCCCAATCTTTTTGATTTGCTGTGCCTCCGGCGCCTTGCGCAAGCCTTTGCCGTTCAAGGTTAAGTCGCTCTTGTTGATATGGCGTAAGGCGTCCACCAGCACCAAAAGCCGACGCATAAATGTCTTTATCAAGGTAGCCTTGATTTGCCAAAGCCGCAGCGCTTGCCTTAAGTGCATTCTTCGCGCCCGCCACGTCTCCCTGCAAATAGGTCTCGGCAAATTCAATCGTATCTTTTGGGTCGCGGCCTTGTGACTGCAAATACTCAACACGGCTTTTCACCAATTGCATTAATTGCGGCTTATTGTCAAAAGTAGATGCAGCTTTTACCGCAAAGTCTGCAGCCTCCAAGCCTTGGCGCTTCTCTTTGATGCCGAGACCTGCAAGGACGTTTTGCGCAAGCTCGGGCGAATTAATAATTGCTTCGTTAAGGGCTTCGTAGTCTGGGGCACCCTCTTGGCTAGATAGCTGATAGCGGCGCAAACTGTCCTGAGCCTGCCTGTTGTTCGCCATCTGCTGATCTTGCCGCTCGATTTCTTGGCGCCCTCTTGCAAGAGCCTGCAGCCCCATAAGGTTGTTAGTAATTTCGCCGACTATGGCCATTATATTTTCCCCTGATTTTGTCGATCAAAGTAGCCCATTCTGTTGGCTAAGTAAGCAGACCCAATATCAGACGCCACCCCGCTAATTGCCGCTCCCTGCTGCTGATATGCTGCGGCCTGCGCATTGCCAGCGTTAATAGCATTAGCTCCAGCTTGCGAGGCAAAATTAGCACCGGCTGTCTGGTTGCCTGATGCGACATTGGCGCCCATGGACGACAAGCCATAGAGACGATTAAATCTGTCAGTAATGGCGCCTTGATTAATTCCAAACGCCGTTACATCTTTCTGGTCTTGTCGCTGCAACGCATTAATTCCAAGAGTTGGGGCGATATTGGCAAGATCCACATTCGAGCCGCCGCTGCGAAGCCCTCCGGTAACGGACCGGTTGCGCAGAATTTGATCAGTTGCCTGCGCGTTGAGCGCCTGGAACTCGGGCGATTGAAAATATTCATTCAGGAATTGACCGGGCTCGCGATATGCAAATTGTTGCGCAGGCTCATTTGCTGCAGCAGAAAGATTCCCAAGCGCATCGACGCCAACCTGCTTGAACGGCGCAACCTCTTGAATTCCGCGCTCGAACTGCTCGCGCTGCAATGCTGTAGCCTGGTCGGCCCCCTTGGTGATTGCTTTGGCGCCTTTTTTTGCGCTCTGATAGGAGGATATGCCCCCTACAACTGCGCCAACACCCAAAACTGCTGCTGGCATAGATCACCCCTTGGTTATGCCGTAAAGTTTTACCGATTTTATCACATTATCTACCTTGAAAGAATGTTCATTTAGCCCGTATTGCGAAAGCCCCGCATTAATTGCCAGTCGCTCAGCGGGGATATTCCCATCCGGTATCTCTGTGATCAGCCGCAGGCAGTCAGTGTTGGCGAAAAGCCAGTCAATAACTGCTTTTGCGGCGATTATTGCGCGATGCCCGCGACACCGCCTTTCTAAAACCGTGTGAATTTCGTAAGTTATTGAATTTTTTCTGGCAACAAGAAAAAACCCGCAGTAATCATCATCAAAAACACCGAGGTACATCAGCCACCCATCGACTGGCTCAGCCGGGACAAAATCATTTAGGCTTACGCTGTCGTCGTGAATGTGTGGCCAGATGTATGGCCGCGTCATTGTGGCTTTGATTAATTCCATGTCGCTAATTGGCTGGATTCTCATAGCGATCTCTGTTTTGCGTCTTTTTGCGTGCTGATCACGGCGTTTAGCTTTCCGACCAGTGCGTTATGCGCATCAACAAGTGCGTTAAAATCGGTCTTCAGCTCGTTAATTACAGCAACCCATGACACGGCTTCCGCTTGCACATACGCAGCGCTAGGAGCTGTAGGCGTTGAAGTAACAAGCAGGGTACTGGTAGGGCTTGGCCCAAGAAATGCAGCCATTAAAACCGTCCCGCCAGTAGTTAACGTGCAATAGTCCCCGGTCCCAACGAGATCGCCAGTGGCCCCGTGCGCGCTTTGCTGCGCCTCGTGCGAAGCGAGATCGGCAATAACTGATGAAAGGTCGGTCTCGACAAGCGTAAGCCGGTCTGCAAAATCTGATGCTTGAAGCGTCAGATTAACAACAGACGTATTTAGCGAGGCGGTAACCGAATTAAGCTCAGCTATTTCGCTTTCCGTCGCGTCAACCCTTGATGAAATGGAGGCTACCTCGGCGGTGATCTCCGCCAAGCTCTGGTCGTTGGCAGCTATATCGCCTTTTACTGCCGCATAATCACGAGTGAACGGATTAGTAAACTCGACAGGAAGCCCAGAGCCTCGCATTAGCTTTGCGATTTCTTGCTCGGTCCGGTAATACTGTCCGCTTTTAACTGACATCTGCAATTAGTCCTGATACGTTTAGCTTGCTTTTGTTTAGCGACCTGAATTTTAGTCCGATATTTTTACGCACATATGCAAGGCGCCAGACAATGTACCTATCATTGTAATTGGCGTTAACTGTTACTTCTTTGCTCCACTCTTGCGAGTAATAATGCCCGTCGCGGGTGGTCGAGACAAACAGACTTTCATCTGTTACAGAGAATCCGGGAATTGTGTTTATCTCTATCGAATTAATGCTTAGCGACTCGATTGGGATCAGTGGTGTGTAAAACTCGCTGTGAACAGGTTCGCCGTATTGTGCCGCAGATGAGCTATTAAGTGCGCCTATCTTGTTGTCAATTTTATCCCCATAAACCCATTTGTTTTGCAGTGGATCGCGCACTCCGTTTATGCAGCGCCATTCGTTTTGGCCAGATTTTAAATAAGACCATGCGGAATTTAGCCCGAATTTTTTAGCAATCGCGTTATTGAAGCACAGCGTATCATCCGGCAGGTGAACGTAAATCAGCTCGTCGCCATGTTCAACCCTGCATTCAATTTTGCATCGCGCCAATTGCGTCTCGGTGTAGCTGGCAATAACTTTATCGACTGATCGCGTGCTTACCGATACCGCCTGACCAGCGCCAAGGATCATCAGGCTAACTTGCGCCTTTTTTGCCCCGCCCAGAATGTAAATGTCGCCGCCCATTTCACACCAACAATGCGTACCAACAATCCCAACAGAAACAGCTTTTTGATTCAGGCGAGAAAATGCAAATTGTTCATTGGCTTCGTTGATAAAATATTCTGTTGTGTAGCGGTTAAAAACAACTACAAGATTATCCTGGGTCCTGCCAACCGCTAACGTTGGATCTGGCGATAGTTCAGACGTGGCAAACTTTAACGGATCAATGCTGGCCTCGTTTGTAATATCCGTATGATAAAGATTCTCGCCATCAGTCATAAAGTAATAGCCATCAATCCAGCACATGGAAATAGGGCTGCCGAGGTCTGGGTCGGTAACCTCTGTCAATGCTGTGCCGGAATACAGAAACATGCGGCCCGCAGCAACTATCCCAACAGAATTAAATGAGTAATCCATGCTCACATAGTCTGCGCCGGGAATATCACCGATAACGGATGCTGTGCCGCCGACAACATTAACAAGTTTTTCCCCCGAAACGCGCAAATGCTTGCCCATGCGCTCATTGTAAAGCGCCCCCCTGTCTATGCCTTGACCGGTAGCGAGAAGATCTACCCCATCGTGGGAATAAAGAAAACCAGTTGACCCAAGCACATCGCGCTGAACCGCAATCATGTTCACCGGCATTGCGTCAAAGTAATCAACGTCTGATTTGGTTTTATCGCCATTGATAATAGGTATTGGGATGGTCGGCATTATGGGTTACCACGGATAGACTGGGAGCTATTGACCTGGAAATCAAAGCGCTGATTGCTAATTGTTCCAGCGTCACCAGTAGCAGAAACAACTATCAGCTGATATCCAGTATCCTCCGCGCGCACAGTAAAGGTGATCACATTATCGACCCGCGCCTGATTGCTTACTATCAAGCCGCTTGTGGGCGTCATAGTGTAGCTGGCGATTATTTCATTCGGCAGCATAAAATCAGTGAAGTCTAGCGATACCTGTCGCGAGTCGCCATTCACGAAAACCTCTGTGTTTACGCTGTTTGGCGCAACATCAGGCACGGGCATGAACTGGCGGCTGTGTGGGTGCTGCCTGCGGTTACCAAGCCCCATAGGCATGCGTGTAGGGTAGCTGATTTGTCTTGGACGTGAAACTCGGGCAACTAGAGCGCTCATTGCTGCAGATGCCTGCGTGCGTATCATCGCAGGATCTTTGCCATAACGCGGCGCTATACGAACAGCCAAAGCCATGTAGATGGCAGACTCAGCATAAAGCGGAATTCCCGACATAGAGTTAGGATCAGGCTCTGACTCAAATCGCCAGCCGATATCAAATGGCAGCTCAGAAACAAGCTGCTCTAAACTCTGGAGCGCAAGAACATTGTCTTCGCTGTCTGCATTTGACGTGATGCCGTTTATGCGCAGCTCATCAAATGCCATTGATATCAACTGGATTTTTGTTTTCATTCGTTTTCAGCCTTTTGTGCTGCTTTTTTCTTTGGCTTGTCGATATCATCTACATTGTCAACCCAGCCATTATTTCGATATTCGTCAAGCTGATTCAATTCGACGCGAACAATTTCACACTGGATATCACCAACCCAGTGCGTGCGACCTTTCCTATAAAGCGCGTATGACATAAAACCTCCAACAAAAAAAAGGGAGCCTTTCGACTCCCTCAATAATACCAAAAAACTTAGAACTTGACCAACACGCCGTTATCCGCTGGCTTGGCGTTATTCACACCGTACCAGATGAACATGCGCCAGCGCGCTTGCAAGTTTGCGATGTTGCCGTCATAAAGCATGTACATGTACAAGCCGTTAGACAGGCGCTCGGTCGCAACTTTCATGCCGCCCCACTGGCCCAACAGCTCCATAGGAACCTGGCCGCCAAGCACTTCGATAGAGTCTTTCTGCCAGAAAAGTGATGGCTGTGTTGATGCGTCAGTGTTCACGCGGTTCATTGTTGCCGCACTCAAAATGCGGGTGTTAATGTTGGCGTAGGCCTTTTGCTCGGCATTCAGCGCCGGATCATCAGCGGCGATAGGGCGAGGCCATACAACAACAGATGTGCCGTTTGGCTTGTCAACGATCACAAAAGTCATGGCTTCATCGGTTACTGTTTTGTCATCGCGACCAACAGCTAGAACATCGGCGCTACCGTTAGTAAACTTCACGCGGTCGCCCACGTTATACGATGCCGAAGCCGTCACCGGGATGGTGCCGTAGCGGTAATCGTTGTTCACTACCGACAACTGAGCTACAGCCAATCCTGGGTTGGTTGCGGTGCCACCCAATGGAGCAAGGGACACGTTAGCGGTAACAGTTGTGCCAATTGCTGCGCCACCAGTCAGCTGGCCGATTGATGACGACTTGATAATGTCAAAACCGGCAATGCTCTTGTACAGATCGCCAGACTGATAAGTCTTATCAGGCTGCCCTTGCAATGTCTGGCGAGACGCCAAGCTTGAGCCAAAAATACGGTTATGAGTGTCATTCAGCGCAACATATCGATCAGGGGTGCGTGATTGACGTTTATCAAGCCCGGCCTGCGCGGTAGAGATAAAATCAAAACCGTCAGTAGCGGCGCTACGATAGTACATTGATCCAGTGGTTCGGATGGTATCGTTAATGCGCTTGTTTAAAACAGAGGCGCGCTTTTCGCCATCTACAGCCGCCTGATCACGAATGTACGACATATCGCGCAAGTCATCAGCACGTAATCCAACAAAGGTGTTTTCAGGAGTGCCGAGGTAAGCATAATAACCTTGAGACGTGATGCCGGTTTCCAGTCCGGTCAAGTCCCAGCCGTCGATACTTGCGCCCTGTTGAACAACGCGGCGCCAAATGGTGTTGTTCCCATTTTCCATTTTTGCCGGGTCAATATCATTGATCACTTTTACACGCGAAAGAAGGGTGTCCTGAGACTCAAACGTCTCGATTGCCTTACCCATATATTCCGCAACGATTTTGGTTGCTGTTAAAGCTGCCATGGTATTTTCTCCTACCAGTTGGAAACATCAATATTTTTTGCTTTGGCCGCCCGCTTCGCTGCAATCATGCCACTAATATCACCAGATTTTTCCGCTGCAAGGTATGCTTTGCGCGGGCTGTCTCCAGTTACTTTTGCGGTTCCATTGAGTGGTCGGTCTGGCCTTGGCGATTTGCTAGATTTATCGATTACTGCCGAGGTGAATTTGGCTTTAAGCTCTCCCATCATAATGCTTGCAGCGAAGCCGGTAGGGTCATTTTTAAGTGACTCTTTCAGCTTGCCCAATGCAGCAGGGTTTACACCTAGGTGATAGACAACCTTTTCAGAACCATCACCAAGCCGAGCTATCAAGTTCTCAAGAACAAATTCGCCAAGCTGCGGCATTGCCTCAACCATGGCCTTCCTGACTACGTGATCAGCCGCCTGGTAATTCTCTGCGGTTACCTTTCCAGCCAAAACTAGCGCCTCAGCGCGTTCATAGTGTTTATCAAGTCCCGCCTGAACAATTGAATTTTGCTGCTCTTGCTGTGATGTTTGTGCGCGATTACGCTCAGCAGATGCCAGCTTGTAATCAACGAGCTCGGATGCGTACTCAGCCATGCGCTGGGCAAACTTCGCATCATCGAATGCAATGTCTGGATCATCCATTTTTGGCATGACTGGGGCATCTGTCATCTTCTGCATTTGTGGTGCTTGACTTCCAGATCTTAACGCCTCAACTTCTGCCCTTAATCGCGCTATCTCATCATCAGAGCTTTGAAGCTTAGCTTTTAACTTGTGCTTCATTTCAACATGCTTTGCAACGGGAACTGTGTCGCTTGCTGGCCTTGCCCAATCCTCAGCTTCTTCTTGCTCGCCATTTTCGCTTTCGGTTTCGTCACCTCCGCTCTCGCGGTCAGCGCTTACTTCTTCCTGCTCGTCCGGTTTGTCATCCAAAACTTCGGCTTCTTCGTCTGCTTCCACTTCCACGGTGGCCGCCGCTTCTGCTTTTTCAGCCGCTTCATTCAAGGCTATCAATTCAGCCAGTGTTTGTACTGTCATAGATTTTGCTCGCTATGTACGATAAACCCAGCCTGCCCGCTGGTAGGGTTTGCGTATGCCTTCGCCAAGTAATGTTATTTTATAACCTATTCGGTCACATTGCAAATTGTCGAGAATTCTGCATCTGCGGCACCCTCGGAACATTTAGCTTTTGCATGTTGTCGATTTGCTTGCCGGTTAGGTCTGCTTGCTTGATCTCAAGATTAATGCCAAGTTGCTCAGCATCGAGCATCACCTTCATGCGATTTGTTTCGGCGTTGTACATGTCAACTTGAACTTTTTGCATGTCAGCATCTGCTTTTGCCTGCTCCGCCATCGCCAGTGCCATATTGGGGTCGGGCTGTTGCGCCTGCTGCTGAGCTTCTGCGACCATAGCCTTCTCTTCGTCCGTCTCAGGCTCTTTGAACCCAGACAATAGTAGTCGCTTCTTGGCGTAGGCCTTCAGGTCTTCGTTATCAACGCCGTCGCTCAGTGCGATATACTTCATCAGCAAACCATCATAGACGGGGTTAGCCGGGTCAACCGACTGCAGCAATTGCGTTAGCTCTTGGCGCTGCTGCTGCTTCTGCGACTCATAAGCCATGCCTATTTCTGCAAACACTTCAAACTTCGCAGTGCGCATGTCATTTAGAACTTTCATGTCGCCGGTTTCAAGATCGATAGTTGACTGCATCACGTAGGCCTCCTCGCGCGAACCATCCTGGCTTGTCAGCACAACCTTGCGCGGAACATCATAAACATCAGGAACCATGCCGGCATAGATTTCAGCATCGCGACGAATGGCGTATTTAAAATGATCCTGATAGGTTACCGACTGCTCATCAAGCATTGCGTTAATTTGCGCAATTGCATTGCCGGACAGGGTTACGTCGGCGATAGAGTTTGGCGCTCCGGATTGCGCAACGTCCGCTGTTGCCTCCCCCATCAGTTGAATAGATGTGATTAGCGCCGCAGGAATTGGGGTTTCCGGCATCATTCCAACAGGTCCAGGCGGTAATGGTACGCCATTAACTGTCGTTGGGTTCATCAAGTAATACGGGTAGTTGTTGTCCGCCCCGTTGTCTTCGTACATGTACTCATGACCTTTAACCTGCTCAGGGTAGAAAATCGGCTTAGGCCTTGGGCTTGTAGAAACAATGTCAGCGAGATAGCTCATCTGGAAGTCGCGCAGGCGTTGCGGATCTTGAGCTAACCGAGTGATCCCCTCGTAATGCTCCACCCCATCAACAAATGCGCGCTCGCCATAAAAAGGCACAATTGGAATCTCAGTGCCCGCCACTTCTTGCACAGACAAAATCCCGTCACCGCTCGCCGTGTATTTTTTCACACACCAGCGTCGAACCGTTTTCTTTTCAATGAATTGATATCCCGCTGCTTTCAGTTCGTCTTTGATATCCGCGATTTGCTCATCATAGAATGCGGTCTCTTCGCCGAACATGTCGCGATAGAAGTGGATATTTTGCTTCTTCATGTAGCGCTGATAATGCTCAACAATGAACATGTCGCCAGCGTCACTTTTCCAAATTCCTTGCTCAGACGTTACCGGGTTAAATCCAGAGCCGCAGCCATCTTCACCCTCTTCGTATTCGCTGATCAAATCCTCCTTCAGCTCCTCATAGTCATCATGAGAATACGCGGTTAATACTTGACACCAGCGTGCATCAGATTTATCAAGCCGCTTTGCTGCAGGATCAAAAAAAACAGAGGCATTAAACTCATAAATCGGCACGCGACGGATTACCTGCTTTTTTTCGCCGATTCTGTCAGTTTCGTACTCGGTGACCAGCCGCCATCCGCCAACTCCGCACGGAACGCATTCATTCACGGCGTTGCCAAATGCCTCTCGCGAGTCGTTGCGGCGCGAGTCGGTGCGATAAAGACGATCAAGAAAGTCGCCCATATCCTCGCTAGTGCCATCCACCGGCTGAAAATCAGCGCGCACTTGGTTTGCGTTAAGGTCAGCCATGATTTTTCGGCCAGCTTTTCGCAACTGATCAAACTGGCCTTGGAATCGCAATGGGAGCGCCGCTCTCCATGCGTCATCATAGTGACTGATCCAATAGAAATAGAGTTCGTTTTGTGCTTCTTGCCGCCGCTCTGAATTGTAATTAGTAGCGGCCTCGAACATTTCTTGAATGTTCTCAAATTCCAAATCTTTCATCTTTGCGGTAACCTCTTGATTGGCTGCGGCATGCGCGCTGGCGCTCTACTGGCCATTGTATCAGGAATGTCAAGACTCATCATCATGCAGTCAAACATGTTGGGCGATGGGATTTTTAGCTTTTGCCTCATGTCCAGCTTACTCATTATCTGGATTTTCCCGTTATTGTTGGCCACTTTGGGGATTCTGCACACTTGCGACCTTAGAACGTCAATGCACTTGATGTTAGATGACAAGCTGATCATTTCATCGGGATTGCAGTATTCACCAAATG